CCTCGAATAGTATTGCGATCCATTTGTTCCAAAATATCTAAATCAAATACAGGATTCCCTGACTTAACAAACGCTTCTTCAGCAGTGGTTGGATATTCTTGCGCTAGTTGCCAGGGCAACATGCTTTCTATTTTTTCTTGATACCAAGCATCTCCCCTATCTTCAGTCGCTGACCAAGGGAAAAACATAGGCGCAAACTTGTTTGCACCAGTAGTAGCACCAACCCAAAGCTGATGATAAAAATTCCCAGAACCATTCGCAGTGGAAAGACCAATAATGCGACCACCAATATCAGCAACAGGTTCGATAGAAGCCCAAGCTTCCTCAGGATTAGGGAGAAACGCCCATTCATCCACCACAATAAGCGATGCTGATTCGCCACGAGCTGGGTCAGAAGCTGATGGCATTGATGTAATTTGTGACCCATTATCAAACCCCATTCTTTGTTGATGTTCCATTAACGACTTAGGCCCACGCTCCAACATCCATTCAGGCAAATGCTTATACCCATACTTAGTCTTGCGTAGCAACAACACGGCTTCACGTTCAGTTCTAGACAAATCAATAATGTTCTGATCTGCATGAAAAAACGCTAACCAAAATTGGTGAGCAGCTACAAGCGTAGACCAACCAATCTGCCTGGCTTTCAACGTTAACGAATACCTGTGTTCTTCCCAGTGCTTTAACGCTGTTGATTGCGCTGCACGCAAATCAAACAATATGCGACCATGCGCTGGATGCGCTATATGCCAGTAGTTACGCAAAAAATGTTCCTCATTCTTTTGGCATTTGCGCCACTCTGCTTCTTGTCGTAATTCTGATAAAGTGTATGCCATGTTAACTAATCACTTCTGGTACATGCCTGATGCGCTTTCGCAAGAAGAATGCGACTACTTGGAAAGCAAAGGCGAGCAAGCGTTCAACGTTCATCCTATAGACGGCTTCCACTTTGGAGAAGACCCTTCCAAAAGGTCATCTTCAATAAGTTGGGTCCACGATGATTTAGCAATGAACTTGGTAGACCAAATAGGAAACACAGCCAACGTTGACGCTGGATGGATGTTCCACTTAATACGGCCTGAAGCCATCCAGTACACGCTTTACGAAAAAGGTGACGAATATGCTTGGCACACTGACGGCCACCAAGACCAATACGCTGCAAAACATTTGGTCGAAAAATCCATAGACCCAATGCCCCTAAACAAAACAACAAACCCACTACTAGCAGGGCTAGTGCGGAAAGTATCTTTGACTGTAAACCTAAGTCACCCAAAAGATTACGAAGATGGAACATTAGAACTTCACTTCCATAACCAAACACACGTCTTTGATCAATGCCCTAGAGGTTCTGCTATAGCGTTTCCTAGTTTCATCCATCATCGTGTAGCTCCTGTTACTAACGGTATCAGAAAAACAGCAGTTATGTGGCTGAACGGTCCTCCACTACGGTAGAGCCACTAAACGCAGCATCTAACTCAGCTTTTGTTAACACACCATCGTCAGCAAAAGCTATCGCAAGTCTTTGCAGAACTTGCGCTACCGCAGCAACACCGCTAAGTATCGCAGCTTTATGCACTTCGATACCCCCAATAATGGAACTGCCACCAATAATCGCCATACATTGTATGCCAAACACGCTACAAATACGCAGGCATGTGTTTCCAAATAATTGCATGTTTTCTGTCATTACTTATCCTTATCTAACACTACGCCAATCATGTGAAATACAAAGCTGGCAATAGAAATCCATATACCCATCTCTCTTGTTTCCCCAGAAAGCGTTATCAAAACGATTCCAGTTCCCCCAATAGTCCAACTTAAAGCGCTGGTTTCAAAAAATATTTTCTTCCAAAATTTCATCATCTTCTTCTACCCCCCTGAGGTATTGACGGACCACCAACAGTAGGCGCTGGCATAGGTCTAACAGTTGGCCTTGCAGCAGCCACAGCACTAACAGTTGACGCAGTCACAACAACACGCCGTTCCTGCACTGTAATAGTGCTATCTTCTGCCTGGTAATCCTCAAAGCCCCCAGCAAATATATTAATTTCCTCCTCAAATTCTTCCTTAACCTCATCTGGCATCTCGTTAAATAACTCTGGAGCTGCCTCAAACACCTGCTCTAATTCATCTTCCTCGCTCTCCTCGAAAAAATCTGGATTATCTTCTATGACCTCTTCAAAAAATTCCTCAGGTGCATCTTCATCTTGTAATATTTCAATAAGAGTTTCGCCATCTAAATCTTCCACCTCCAACAACTCAAAATCTTGGTCCTCTAATTCCACATCTTGTACGAACTCAAATACTTCGAGCTCCTGTTCTGTTTCATCAACAAAAGCTGTCTCCTCTTGTGCCTCTGTCTCGTCTTCTTCTGCAAATAATTCATCAAATACTTCTTCTTCAGGTATTTCAGGTAATTCCTCAAATATTTCCTCTTCTACTAATAGCTCTTCTTGTCCCTCTTCAAAGTCAGAGAAATCATAATCTTCCCACTCAATATCTTCAAAAGTGATATCATTCACATATGGGTCTTCTTCTACTACCTCTATCTCTATTACTATTGGCGGTGGTGTCCACACTTCTTGTACTGGGGGTACAAATTCCTCTTGTATTGGTTCTGTTTCTTCTATGGGTTCTTCCTGCGGTTCTTCTGGCTCTTCTGGTAGCTCTGGTTCTTCTGGCACGTCTTCATCAGGAACAGGTTCAGGAGTTGGAGGAATAGGAGTTGGATCAGGAACCTCAGGCTCAGGCTCTGGAGTTGGTTCAGGCTCTTGCTCAGGTTCCTCTACTGGCTCAGGAGATGGCGTTGGCGTTGGCTCTTCAACAGGCTCTGCCTGAGGAACAGTCCATTCACCTCCAGAAATTTCTAGAGAATAAACGCCAGTCGTAGCCTCATTGTATGCATCAGCATGCAACACATATGAACCAGCAGATAACGTTTCAACAATCAACGCATCCCAACAAAAATTAGTGCCATCATTGTGCTCTGCTGAGTCATCATCTTGAAATAACAACACTTCCTGGTCGTCATACAAAGAAAGTACAGGATCAGCGGCATACAAGTCAGTGCCAATGCCCATTTCCCAGTCGTCACATGTCAACGATGTGTACGTTCTAATCGTAACTTCTGTTTCTTCTTGTAAGACGAACGTAAATTGTGGGCCTTCGCCCACAACATCCACAACTATGTTGCAATCCCATCCCTCGTCAGTAGCTTCACACACAGTTTGCGCCACACTAGGCGGTGCAAACCACACAACCACTAACAAAGAAGCCAATAACGCTCGACTTAACAGGCGAAATAACCTGCTCACCCCCAACCCCCCAGTTGAAATTTAAATTACCACTTCACTTTATTAGCCCAATACGCAGCAGACATCTTACCTTTCTTGATGTTCTTGCCATGACGAGCTTTAAATGACCTAGACCTAGCAGTATTACCCTTATCACCAGTCTTACCCTGCTGACCAAACCTAATAGTCTTAATCTGGTTACCTTCCTTAGCCACAACAACATGCGACTTCGTAGGATGATTAGGTGTACGCTTAGGTTTATTATAGCCAGACACACCAGCCCTAGCCAAACGAGGGTCTTTCTTAGCAGGCATTACTTCTTCTTTCGTTTCTTAGCTGTCTTAGCTGACTGCTTAAACGCTTTCGCAGTAGGCGCACCCTTCGAGCCAGGTTTACGCATACGTTCACCAGACCCTGCCTTAATACGCTTACGCTTCTTATGAATATTGGCATACAAACCAGGTTTCTTTTTAGGCATTACTCACAACTTTCACATATCTCAGGGTTTTCCAACCCACATTCCAATACTTCATCTTCATTATCGCTCACAAAATCCCAATCGTCAATAAAAAAATCAGACATCCAACCCCTCCATTAACGACTCCAACTCAGCATGCAACTCAGAATCAGACAAACCAGACACCATTCTGTCATCGTCAACCACAACCCTACGCTTAGGCGTAAACTTTTCGATGTACTGCAAATACAACGAAGCTGCCTTAACATCACCAGCCACCGCAGCAGCATGCAACGCATCAACAACAGACTGTGTACGCTCAGGGTGAACATTTAACTCAGCGGCCCTACGGTCCCACTCACGAATAAAACGAGGATCAGACTTCCACCGCCGAACAGTTCTGTCATTGACACCATTTTCAGCAGCCCACGCTTTAGTCGTAGACGGTTCACGATCTTCTGTTAACAACCAATCCAAATATTTCTTCCAGTTGTCAGGCATAACTTTTTCGCCTGTGTCTGGATCAGTTTTCCAACCTTTGCCTCCACCATTCTGTGGCATAACAAACCTCCTATCAATAAGATTTTCTTGTCCCAACACAAAAAATATCACAAAAAACGTCAAAAAAGTGGGACACTCCCTACTGTTACTGTAAGGGGCAAATCGAACCACACGATTTGCCCCACTTATACTGTATACAGAAACACAGAAACACAGTGTAAGCTCTACAAATACATTGACGATACAGTAGACGACATACAAGGAACTGTGCCAGGTTAAAACCAACAGTGCAAAGCTTCTCCCCCCTCCAAAAAACTGTCGCACCGTAGATTGATATCTATACATACTAGCGGAGGTGACACCCCACCCCCCCTGCCGTCACCACCCGCTGGCACGATCCAGAAAAATCTATGATTTTTCTGATCTGCACAAAGAAATCGTAGTGTTTCCGTTCCCTATTCTTTTAATTGTGTGTGTGCATGCGTTGTGAGTGTGTGCGATTGTGTGCGATTGATACCAGGAATAAATAAAGATAGACGGCCACATAATATAGACCTTTAACCTATGTATTTAAAGAAATGTTCAAATTAACTTGACAACATGTTTGAAAAGAGTTATTGTACCTATACCGTAATAAATACCTATTGAAAGAGAGAGAGATGAATACAGTATTTTACGCAAACATAAACAAGAAATGTATATCTTATAAAGTGGGTAGCGCACCTGTAGACTACATGAGTAATACGGTAGTGAAGATAGATAGCGGGATGCTAAAGGTAGCTAATCCCGCAAGTGGTAAGAGTGGACACGGTAAGATTGTGAATACAGGTGTAAGAACTGTATGCGCTAGAGTTCACACTACTCAAGGTGGCTATCGTAAAGTTAGTGAGTTGCCGTCTAATGTTGTGGAATGCAGATATAATCCAGTAGCGTTTCCAAATAGGGATTATTTCTGGCGAACTGATACGGATGAGAGAGTGACTAGCGGTACTTTCTATGTCGTGCATGATGACACTTTTAATAGTTTGAATAATGTTAAGTTATTCATGGAAATATAAGAAAGAGAGAGAAATGATTAACCTGGATAAATATTTAGTTGATAATGGCCCATATAATACGGATAGGCTAACCCCTCAAGAGTTAGCACAATTTGTAGATGGGTATAATCAGATTCAGCACGAAATAGCAGATAGGGATGGTGTTAAATGTCCTAAAGATAAGACTTCATCCACCCTAAAAATTTTATCTGATCAGATTAGTAAGCATAATAAGACTAGTGAAGAGTACGGAATTAATCAGTATGGTTTAGCGCTAGCACAAAGCGACGCTAGTAATGAGGTTAATGTCTGTTCATTCGCTACGGATGGCTGTAGACGTGCTTGTATTGCTGAATTTGGTAAAGGTGGCATCCCTAGCGTCAAGTTCGCTAGAACTGTAAAGACTATCGCACTGCATCGTATGCCTAGATTATTTGTTAAACGGTTGGCTAGTGAGATTAAAGCTAAAGTAGCGCTAGAGGGAGAAATCTATATGCGTCTAAACGATTACAGCGATTTACGATGGGAATTAATAGCGCCTAGCCTATTCGCTATAGATGGCGTTACCTATTGGGATTACACTAAGCACCCTAGACGCAATCTCAGTAAGCTAGATAATTACACTGTAGTCTATAGCGCTAGTGAACGCTTTAACGATGACAAGATACCAGGATTAGCTAATCGTTATGATGGTGTAGCCGTTGTATTTAGTGACTATCCAACATTCACGACATACAAAGAAACGCCAGTGAAACTAGGCATACACGACAACCTGGCAGATATGACTAGTGACGGCTTTACCGTTATAGCGTTAAAGGCTAAAGGTAAAGCTAGATCAGATAAAAGCGGATTTGTAAGAGTACTCAATTAAGAAAGAGAGATAATAATGATAGATAGAATTATAAATAATAGTAGATACGACTATGAACCTAAGATATTCATATATCGCTGTAGTGGTGATGTAGTGGGCGAAATAGTTCACAGTGAAAGACAAGAGTCTAAACTAGAGAATTGGTTAAATCTTATAGATGCGAGATACCACTGTGAAACTTTAAAGGATGCTTTAAAGTTTAATATAAATCAATATGGTATTTAGTGCAGAAAGAGAGAGAATAATGAAATGTAAGAAATGTAAGCTAGACCTGGAATGGGATATGGGAGATTATTGTTATTTCGTTAAAGGTACTGATCCCCATAAAGATGATGAACCCACTTGTATAGATGGTAGCTATCATAGTGAACATAAGCTAGCACCACCTGTAAGCGTGTATAGTTCCAGGTTTCTAACTGAAACTGATCAAGGTAACGATATCTTGTTAGGCGGTAGGGTATGAACTGGCAACTAATTCTAGGCATAGGGTTTTGGTGGGTATTGGACCTAGCATTGATAGGTTACGGTATTTACCTAATCGCTAGGGTATGGCGTTTCCTGGTCAGTTATCTAGATCTAGGTAGGGTTAGTAAATATGATAAATAATAAATTTGTTAGGGTATGCTTGACATATAGTAGGGTATGCGTTATATTAATAGTAGCTACTCAATAGGGTAGTGTAAGAGAGAAAAGAGATTACATAATGAATGATGTATGGAACATAACAATACAGCTAGGTAACTGGCATGATTCAATCCAGGTATCTAAGGTAGATTTCCCTAAAGCTGTAGACGCTCATCAGTTCGTCATAGATACGACTAGTAAAGCGTTAAAGGAAATGAAAGACAATCCGCTAGGCGTAGCTATGGCGGATGCAATTAATAAACATAATGAAAGAGAGAAAGAATAATGAGTAACAATAATAAACCTAAGCAGACACTATATGTGAATAGTTATGCAGGCGTACAATTCAGTAAAGTATTTGATAACTTTGAGGATGCGTTTAATTTCAGGGAGACTTGGAAAACTGAGGTAGGTAATAACTTACCTATGAACCCATACAATGGGTATGTGTACACTTGTGATATCTTACCTGGCGCTAGCGTTGAGGATGCATGGATAGAGGATCGTCTACAAGATAGCTTAGACGTAGGTTGAATTAATAGAAAGAGAGAGAGTATGCAGTTATCTTATTTACCGTCAAGGAAAAAGGGATGTGAATGTGATGTAGGCCATGCATGTAGTGTGGCCCATATCGAAACTGATCAAGAGTTTATTGATCGTTTAGAATTAATAGAAAGAGAGAGTAAGTAATGCAGATAGAATTTATAGGTGTATCAAGTGACGATAGTCATGGTGATATGTTTAGAAACCAGGTAGATAAGTTAAATGAGTACAAGTACAGCGTATGGTATGGGATAGATGGATGCTTACCTGAACAAGACTATCCACTATTTGAATCTAACAACTATCGTGAATGTAAATCATTCATAGCTAATGAGCGTAGAGAGTTTATCGCTGAGTTTGGTAAACCATCCAGGTACAATTTGTATGACTGGTATATTGAAGAAAGAGAGAGTGAGTAAAATGAAATACCCTAACTTTATAAAGGTTATAGAACAAGTCTTGTATGAAGGTGACCAAGTCATCATCACACATGAATGCAGTTTATGTAATAACAGTAAATCATTAACTGTAGATAAGAATAGGTTTGATCAGTATTTGGATGGTGGAGATACTATGCGTCATTTCCCTGAGTTATCCGCTAGTGATAGGGAAATTATTCTGATAGCTGATAGAAAGATAAACGCACATCTACGGCCATCACCTATGCCACCTATGTTTATTTGCAATGATTGCGATTTCTGGGAAAGTTACGATGAATAGACGACAAGAATTAGTAGGTCATGTATGGGTAGATAGCGGATGCGTCACGATAGCTGATCCATGTAGGTCTAAACAGATTGAGGATGAGGTAATGGTTGAGGGTAGTACCGTCTTGCGAGACTTGACTATTAAATCTAAGTTTGGCGAGTATGTGAAGGATGACATAAAGCAGGGTATCGTATTCTCTGGTACTGGAATAGGTGACGGTACGTTTCCTGTATTTGCTGAACTTTCTGATGGAGAGATTAAGAGTCTAACTATTAAGTTTGGTTAGCATGTGGAGTTTAATTCTGATGCTGTGGTTTATACCTACAGCACCTATAGACGCTCAAGCAGTGAACCTGGATGGACCATATCCTGATCGTACACAGGTATGGGAACCCTTAGTAGCGTATGTGTGGGATGAATGGGATAGGCAAGATGTAGACGTAGCTATGCGTGTCCTACACTGCGAGAGTAGGGGATACCCTAATGCACATAACGATAGAGTATATGAGAATCCTAAAGATCAAGCATCAGGTTTATTTCAGCATATGCCACGATGGTGGGATCATAGGGTAGAGCAGAACAATTTAACAGGTCACGCTGATATCTTTAATCCTTTTTATAACGTGTGGATATCTGCATGGCTAGTTGACAAATATTCTTGGGAACACTGGGAATGTTGGTAAATGTGCGCTATGTTTGATAGTGCAAGGAAATGGTCCTGACGGTATGGTATTATCTCTCTCTTTCCCAGCCGTCAGGACTTTTCTTGTAAACTACGATTTGACAAATTGTTCAGGGTATGCTAACATGGTTTATGTGGCTCCAAGTTGGAGCAACAATAAAGAGAGAAATGAAGGGAGGAACCTATGGCTAGAAGCTTTTCTAAAGAGGAATGGCTTGAACTACCTGTTGGCAGGGATCATCGTCATCGTAATGACAACGTTGAGAAACCAGCAGTCGTGTGGTCAGTAATGAACACGAATACAGGCTATTCAACTATTGAATGGTTTGATGTTGAATGGAACACGCCAATCAATTTCAGTAGTCCATCCAATGACCTGGACCTACCAACACCATCGTACTGGGGTTAAGTAGCACTGCATGCACACTCACTCAGGTGGGTGTGCATGAGGGATTACTTAAAGTATGAGCTAATCCAGAAAGAGAGTAAGTAATGCAAAGTATAATTAAAGCTAGCGAATTAAAGGTAGGTGATACTTTCATCTACGGTAATGAGCAAGTAAAGATAGAAAAGATACTAGAACCTAGAGAGTGGCTAGCTCCAGGTATCGTGTATTTCCATTATGAAACTGATGAATACTGGGGATGCGTAGACGGACAAATTGATAAGGATAGAACCTTAAGCCTGATAGAAAGAGAGAGTGAGTAATGAGTGATAAAGAAGGCAATCCACATTCCCCAGATTGCATAGGTATATATGCAAAGCAAGGTAAATATGCTGAGAAGCACATCCAAACAGAAGAGGATGAGTTCCCGCTTGCACCTACATATCTCTTGCCTGATGGCAGAGTTATCCTGGTTGATTTCAATGTCCACATGTATGACGAACGAGGTGTAACAGTGAACTGTTATATGACACACTGGAAAGATTTCGATTCTATTCCTTATGGTGGTG